TATGATGGGCACTGAATGGGAAGTTACTGCAGATGTTATTAACAGCAATTATGATTTAGCAGTTGTCTATTCTGTTCCATCTAAAGGACATCCCCAAGATTGCCAAGATAATTTTATTCCATTCCTTCAACGTTTAAAAATCCGTAAAGCATTTATCAATGTTGACCACAAAGCTGCTTCAATTGCACGTAATGCTAACTTAAAAGAAGTATGTGAAAACGTTGATGTCATCATGACTCATAGCTTAGAAAATGATTTTTCTAAATTTATGAAAAAGAATAAAATCCAAACACCACTTACAAAAATGGGATTAGGATTTGATTACGATGGACATCGTCAAAAGTACTGGCGCCCTATTGAAGAACAACAAGATAATATGGTACGTTGGATTGGCCGCACAGCAATGTGGAAAGGTCCAAGTCTTATGATTGATTTCCACCAAGACGCTTTGATGGAGAATGGATTCATCACTGTGTTAGAAGGATTGGAAGCATCTATTCAATATCCACTTGTTTTGTACCGTGATAACAAAGCTGAAAAGCCTACAGATCGTCGTACTGTAGAAAATTATTTTAGACCAGAAAAACAATTCAATGAAGTCAAGTTTACACCTGACTTATATGGTAAAGAAGAAGTAAACAAAGGTGCTTATCTTTATCCACAATATATTAATGACGAAGCTATGATGCGGATGGCGCGTTCTGCCTTTGGCTCAGATCTTTATCATTTAAAAGCAGAAACATATGGAAATAATATTGAGAACTGTCATGCTGAATGTATCGCATCAGGTACAGTTCCATTGTTCCATAAACATTTCTGTGATAATGTAATTCACCCAGTACAGGGTGTACCGATTAGTCAATGCAAAAACTCTGGCACTATTGGTGTTGACTATACTAACTTTGAAGAGTGCCGTGACCTAATGGTCAAACTTAAAAATGATCCTGCGATGAGAGATGATTGGAGAGAGATGGCATTTGAATTTTGGAAGCAACACTCAGATGGTGAGACTGTTGTAAACGAAATTGTCGATCTCGCTTTGAACACTACTAGCAACCAACCACAAGGACTCGAGGAATTTTTCGGATGAAAATTTTAATTACAGGAATCGCCGGCATGATCGGCTTTCACTCAGCACGACACTTTGCCAAAAATGGATGGGAAGTTGTTGGTGTTGATAACTTTAACACTTATTACGATCCTAATTTAAAAGAAGATCGTGCAGAAATCTTACGTGAAGAACACAATATTGCTATTTTACGTAGTGATATTCAAGACTTCCATAAAGTAGATACAAACACAAACTTTCTAGATAGCGTAGATGTTGTATTACACCTTGCTGCATATGCAAATCCACGTCATGCTTTGGCTGAACCACAGCCTTACATTGATACTAATATTACTGGTACTCAACGTATTATTGAAGTATGCGAGAAACGTGATATTCCAGTAGTATACGCATCAAGCTCATGTGTTATGCATGGTCAGCCTTTGCCTTGGAATGAACATGATCGTCCAGACATGCAGAACAATCCATATGGCTGGTCTAAACGAGCTAATGAATGTCAGTTTGGTCATTCAAATATTAAGCGTTCTGCTGGTTTACGTTTCTTTACAGTGTATGGTCCATATGGCCGACCAGACATGGCACTATTTAAATTTACAGATGCTATTGTTAAAGGTGAAGCAATGACACTTTATAACTTTGGCGATATGAAACGTGATTTTACCTATGTACAAGATATCGTAAATGGTATAGAATTGGTAGTAGATAAAGTAGTGAATGATAAAGACACTTGGCATGAAATCTACAACATCGGTTATGGTGAACAGGTTAACTTGCTTGATTTTGTAGACGAGATTGAGAAAAATCTTGACCGCAAAGGAGAACGCATTTTGGCCCCTAAACACCCCGCAGATGTCCCTGAGACTTGGTCTGACACCACTAAGTTGCAGGCGTTAGGTTACAAACCAACTACATCTATACGAGATGGCGTTAAAGAATTCATTACATGGTACAAAGGTTATTACGGAGTTAACTAATGAAGATGACAATTGTTGGCCACGGGTTTGTTGGCAAAGCTGTCGATTATGGATTCAGCACCGCAGTAAAACAAATCGTGGATCCGATCTATGGTGTTTCACTATCAGACGTAAAGTTAAATGAAGACGTTACGTTTGTATGTGTACCAACACCTATGGGTGAAAATGGTGAGATTGATTGTTCAATTGTAGTTGACACCGTTAATGAGCTATCACAAAGACAATCAGGTATTATTGTTATTAAGTCAACAGTAACACCTGATGTTATTGATACTCTAACCAGTGGAAGCTGCCGTAATCGTATCGTTTATAATCCAGAGTTCCTTACAGAAAAGAATGCATGCGAAGATTTTGTAAATCCAAAAATGCATATTTTTGGTGGATATAAAGAAGCAACTGAACGGTTAGAAGAGATATATAATCAGTATAGCCTATGCAAACCTTGTCCAGTTCATCATATGTCAGCTACAGACGCTAGCTTTGTTAAGTATGGAATTAACTGTTTCTTAGCAACAAAGGTTTTGTGGTTCAATCAATTCTACGATGTAGTAGATAATTTTGGAGGCAACTTTGGACATATTATTAATGCAATCAGCGGTGATCCTCGTATTGGTGGGAGCCATACTCGTGTACCTGGCTTTGACGGTAAGCGGGGTTACGGAGGCGCCTGTTTTCCAAAAGACACTTCAGCGTTTGCGAACTTTGCTGAAACGTTTTCAGTTTTGGAAAAAGTAATCGATGTCAATAATGAATATCGTAAAGAATATGATAAAGATGAACGTGAACTAGCTCAGAACGTGAAATATGGTTAATTACGCAAGCATAGTTCCGCTTATTGGTGGGGAAACAATAGCAATGAACAATGTATTCGGGAAACGTCCCGAGTACATCTTATCTTACACGGACTTTGAAGCGAATGATAGGCAACTTCTTAATTACTATGATAATAGCGTTCCTTATCTTAAACTTGATATGGGGCATGTTGCACCTCATAGTGTGGATGTTGTCAACACTGTTTGCCCTTGTGCTGGTTTGTCTTCCCTTTCTCCTAGCAGCAGCTCTGATAGCAGCACTAATGACTGGATGGTTAAATCCGCACACTATGTCATTGAACAAGTTAGGCCAACAGTATTCTGGGGAGAGAATGCACCAAGATTAGCAAGTAAAATGGGAGAAAAGGTTGTAGCTCAATTAAGAGATCTTGCTCGTAATAATGGATACACTTTTAGCATTTATAAAACTAAGTCTATTCTTCATGGTTTAAGTCAAGTTAGAGATCGTACTTTTTATTTCTTTTGGAAAGGTAACCATGTTCCAGTATTTGAATATTATAATAGACCTCATGAAAAAATTGAGGACACTATTCGTAATGCTGCTACTAATGAACTTGACGAAATGTTTGAACTTCGTGCTAATGAAAAGATTCCGTCTAAAGAACCTTTTTATGAATATGTTTTAGAAGAAATACATGGAGGAATATCTCATATGGATTTCTTTAATATGATTGAGAAGACTACTAATCCTTTGCACTATATTGAAGACAAAGGAATCAATTATCACGATGTTGCAAAGTGGATGGATTCAAAAGGATACGAAAACCATGCACGTAAGTGTCGTAGAATGGGAGATAAATTAAAAGCAGGTGGAAACATCATGCGGAAGACTACAGAAATTGGTAAGAATTTTATTGGCGCGTTTGTTGGCCACTTTCCAATTGAACTTACACACCCCGATCAAGATCGTTACATTAATGTACGCGAAGCATTATCAATTATGAAAATGCCAAAAGATTTCCAGCTTATTGGTGGAAAGAAAAATGTTAATATGATTTGTCAAAACGTTCCTGTTACTACAGCAATGGACATGGCAGAAAACGTAAAAGACTTTTTAAGTGGAGATTGTAAAACTATTGAATCTCAATTTGCTATACAAGATAATAAAACAAAAAAATTCTGGTCAGAACCAGCACCATCAACACTTGAAGCGTTTTTTTAGTTTACAATCAATATATTATATGGTAGAATATATCCATAACAAAGGAGACAGTTATGTCAATTATGGACAAACTTAAAAAGAATTCTAAGTTAAAAAACACAGAAATTCTTTCGGAATCAAAATTCTTTACTGAAAAAGATATGGTTCCAACCGACGTGCCAATGGTAAACGTGGCATTG